AACGGATTCAGAATCAGCACCAGTAGAAGCTGTGGATTTTACTGGCTTTTGCACTAGTGCAAACCATGCGGTTGATTTTGCTAAACTATTAATTCAAACGCGCCGTTATGTAACGCATACAGTTACGTTTAAAACATTCCCGGAAGGCTTAGCATTAGCACCTGGTGCGTATTTTAAACTTGCTAGCCAGGCAAGACATGTAGATCAATTCCAAAATGGTTATGTATTAGATGATGGCCGTGTCGTAACAAGCAGCGAATTAACCGGCTCAAATACGGTTTATTGGTGGCGATCTGGGATGTTAGCAGTTGAGACAGGCACCATCACAGTTGATGGCAATGGGTACGTGACGGACAATAAATTTGCTGGTGCTGTCTTCACGGTATATGCAAACGCCCAAAGCGCGAGGGTTTATAAAGCCGAGCTAATTAGCTATGATGCGGAGGGGATGGTGGAAATAACCGGAAGCCATGTGCCACAAGAGCCCAACGGCAAGATCACCTACCTAAACTTAGCTGACAGTTTATTTGAGGTGCAAAACGAGCAATGAGTTTTGTAGGCCCAGTTTTCCCTAGTATTGCCCCTACCTCCAGGTCGCTGAGTGCAGGCGATTTTCCAGGTACTACGTTCACAGCACAAAACGGCATGGAAAGCCGTGTGCAATATGGCAACAGACGCAGTAATACAGAATTATCACTATCGTTTGACAATATAAGCGATGCCGATGCAGCTTTAATCCATGACCATTACGCAAATTGCCGTGGCACGTTAGGCTTATTTGGTATTGGCAATACTAGCAAAAGCGGTAATCCTGGCTTTAATGAAGGCATTACACCACTAAGTAGTACCAATAGATTTTCAGCGGCGCCGTTCGGTTTACAGTATCGCTATGCGGAGCCACCACAGTTTAGTAGCGTGAAACCTGGGCGCATGTCGGTTACAATTAAATTAACAGGGGTGCTTGACGCATGACTTATTACAGCGGCAAGGACGGCACATTGACTTATAACGGCAGCCAAGTAGCCAAAGTAAGCAACTGGAGCATATCTAGCACCGTCGATACGCTAGAGACAACAGTATTAGCTGAAAGCGACCGCAGCTATGTTCCAGGGCTTAGAACTTTTAGCGGTAGCGCTACTGTATTCTATTACGAATCAGCACCGGTTTCATTGCTGGAACGTGTAGTAAAGACTGCTGTAGTTAGCGAGTCTGATATATTAACCATCAAACTTGGTTGGAGCACTAAGTTAATTCAAGGTAATTGTATTATTACCAGCGCAGAATTAAGTTGCGCTGTTGGTGAAGTAATGCAAGCCAGCATCCAATTCCAATTTACTGGCGCACCAACAGGCGTGACGTTATGACCGTTTACTTAGGCAATGCAGGTAGAGTTGAGTTAATTCGTAGCGGCATTGCAGAAGGTCTGCTAAGCGTTGTAAACCCTAGTGATATAGCCGAAACAAGCAATAGGTTTAGTTTTGATTTCCCCGAAGGAACGTTAATTACTGGTGACTTTGTAAAACTACAAACAACTGATGGGACAGATTTAGATTTTATCGCAGCATCAGGCTGGAGTGCCGGCAGTGTATTCCCAGATGGCAACTGGTATATACATGTGGATTCTGTAGGTGGTATTATGCTATATTCCACTTTTGACCAGTCAATAGCAGGCGAAGCCACAGGCCGAGTAGACCTTGTAACCATAGTCAGAGATATTCCAATTGCTGCATCTGTAATAAATGATACGTTAAGACCTGTTGGCCAAATTATGTCATATGAATTTACTACAGACCGTGAGACAGTAGATACATCCAGTTTAGGCGATGAGTTTAAAAATCAATACAGCACTTTGATCACAGGTAGCGGCCTACTAACTTGTTTATTTGATTACCGCTATCAAAGCTCCAGCAATTATCCTACTGGATTCCCTGAATTATCACTGTACTTGCATACTTTATTATTAAGACAGCGATTCGGGTCTGGGTTTAAAGCTAGGCTATACATTTTGGGCCAAGGTTATGGGCAAGAAAGTAATGATGAAATATGGCATGAAATAGATGGAATAATTACGCAAGCAGGAATCAATTGCAATAGTGATACAGCCATGATTTCTACTATTAATTTTGTTACTACGGGAGAAATCAAATTACGCATACAAGTGGCAGACCCTGACTACCTCCTTCAAGAAGACGCATTCCGGGTTAGACTGGAGGACAACACGGGCAGTGTCCTTCTGGAGGGCTAAAACATGGCAGACCTTAGAATTACAGAACTTACGTCTCTTGCTGGTGGAGACCTGTCTGCTACTGACCCATTGCCCATAGCGGATTTAAGTGCCAGCCAAACAAAGAAAATAACAGCAAAAGCTTTTGTTCAGCAGGCAGTATCACTTATTGATAACGCATCTATACCATCGGCAAAGGTTGATTTTAGCGGTATTAATGGCACCCAAATATCGGCTGGCACGGTTGCAGCATCTAAATTTGACACAGCTACTGTTCCAGCTACTGGAGGGATAACGGTTAGCGGCAGCAATTTACAACTTGTAGCACCTACCAGTCCAATTGTGCGCAATGCAGGCACTGGCAGCCTTGAACACGCAGTTAGCGGCGCCACTGCTGGCACCTACACCAAAGTCACAGTTGATACCCGAGGTCATGTAACTGTTGGCGCAGCAGTTGCCGCAGCGGATTTGCCGATTGCAGTATCTGGCACTGTTGGCGTAATGTCACCCGGCACCGGGCTTACCGTTACAGGTGGCGGTGTATTAAATCACAGCAGTAGCGTTACGGCTGGCACAACAACCGGTTTTACGTATGACGCACAAGGCCATATAACTGGCGCGGTTGCTTTGGCCGGTGCTGATTTACCTATTGCCACTAGCAGTGTTATAGGTGCCGTACGACCTGGCACAGGTCTAAGCGTTGACGGTAATGGCATTTTAGACGTAACTGCCGCAACTAATGCCGTACTAGGCGGTGTTATTGCAGGTTCGGATTTTAGTATTAGTACCGGCACGATTTCGCTTGCAGCTCAAGCTGGCATTGCTGCTGGCACATATACAAAGCTAACAATAAATAGCAAAGGTATTACAACGGCTGGCACGGTGCTATCAGCAGGCGATATACCAAACCTTGCAGCATCACAAATAACAAGCGGCAGTTTAGATATTGCACGTATTGCAGCTAATACCGTCACAGGTGCAAAGTTAGCTAATTATGCTATTACTAAAATCGGCGATACGCAGCCAACTGCTGATCAAATTGGGCAATTCTTTTTCAACCCATTAAGCCGCGATCTTTTCCTTTGGGACGGCAACGTATTCCAGCCGATTGGCATTTCAGTTGGTGAAATTATATTTGCCGGCACCTTCGATGCATCCGCAGGTGGCGGCACAGGCCATGTGGCATCAGCTACAGCAGAAGGCACAGCTATTGGTTTAGTAGAAGGCTCACCATTACCGGCGGCTGCTACTGCTAATAATCGCTACTACCTAGTTGTAAGCGAAGGCGGCACCATCACCAGCGGTAATGCACCAAACGTTGCACTGGCGCCACCTGACATTGTGCTATCTACTGGTATTGAATGGACAGAAGTTGACGTATCGCAAACTTTTACTAGCGTTAGCGCATCACAAGTTGCATTTACACCAGAAGGCACAATTGCAGCAAATAACGTACAAGCAGCAATTGAAGAAGTAAATAATGAAAAGCTAGGGCTCGCGGGTGGTACGGTAACAGGCAACCTTGAAATTGGTACAACAGGTAGCATAAGTTTTGAAGGTTCCACTGCTAATGCTTTTGAAACCACCATTGCAGTCGTAGATCCAACAGCAGACCGTACAATCACACTGCCCAATGAAACTGGCACTGTAATTGTTAGCGGTAATGCAAGCATTGTTAATGCTGATATAAACGCCAGTGCGGCGATTGCTTATAGTAAACTAGCTGCATTAACAAGTGCAAATATTATTGTAGGTAGCAGCGCAAACGTTGCCACCAGCGTTGCAGCCACAGGCGATGTAACTATTAGTAATACAGGCGTTACTGCTATTGCTACTGGCGTTATTGTCAACGCTGATATAAACGCATCTGCTGCAATCGAAGGCAGCAAGATTGTTGCTGCTACTACTAGCGTTGTTGGGGCTGTACAGCTTTCAGATAGCACTAGCACCACTAGCAGCGTATTAGCTGCGACGCCTACAGCGGTTAAGGCAGCATACGATCAGGCCAATACAAAAGCATCATTAAGCACAGCCCAGACATTTACCGCTGCACAACGCGGCACGATCAGTGCATTGATTGATGGCGCAACAATTACAGCAGATTTTGCCGTAGCAAATAACTTTAGCGTTACCCTTGGCGGTAATCGCACATTAGCTAACCCATCGAACCAAACTGCTGGGCAATCTGGTTGTATCTGGATTACACAAGATGGCACCGGTAGCCGCACTTTGGCGTACGGGTCACAGTGGGACTTTACTGGTGGCACGGCACCAACGCTAAGTACCGCCGCTGCTGCTGTTGATTGCTTAGTTTATGCAGTGCAATCAAGTACTAAAATTACTGCCACACTTATCACCAACTTAAGCTGATGATCCCTGGAAGTGCTAATCCATTACTGCTAGCTTCTGCCGCCGCTGCTGCTGGTGGCTACCAGGTGCAACGTTCGCTCAGATTCAATAGTAGTGACAGTGGTTTCTGTTCTAGAACTCCGGCAGTAGCGGGGAATAGGAAGACCTGGACGTGGGCGGGATGGGTTAAAAGGAGTCAGTTAGGCACGTTTCAAAACTTGTTTGGCACAGCAGATGCCGGTTTTGCAAACGGAACATATTTTTTGCTTATAGACGACAACACATTAAGTGTTGAGGAGTACGGCGCTTCATCTTTCACGTGGCGGGTTAGATCGACTCAAGTTTTTAGAGATGCCTCCGCATGGGGGCATTTGCTTGTGGCATGTGACACGACACAAGCGACTGCATCCAACCGAGTACGAATTTATTGGAACGGTACAGAAATAACTAGTTTCTCCACTGCAAATTATCCAACTCAAAACTTAGACACTTCACTAAACACTGCTTCTCTTCATGGTATTGGCCGCGCCGGTTTATACAATTCTCACTATTTTAACGGCTACCTCGCCGACATCCACTTCATCGACGGGCAAGCACTAACCCCCAGCAGTTTCACAGAAGTCAGTGCCACTACTGGGCAACTTATACCCAAGACCTACAGCGGTACTTATGGCACCAACGGGTTCCAACTTAAGTTCGCCGATAACTCCAGCAACACCGCCGCGACACTAGGGAAGGACACTAGTGGCAATAGTAATAACTGGACGCCGAATAATCTATCAGTAGATACCCTAGGCAGCAGCAACTATTACAACTTTCTAACGGCAAGCACGGGATTTCAAGCTTCGCCTTATG